ACTTAAAGGAGGTATTTTAATGAAAATCAGAGATATTAAAAAGGCAAGACTTGAACATAGAAGTGTTTACTGTATTGATAAAGACACTTCTGATGTATTAAGATGTAGTGTAGGTTTATTTGGTTCTTTTGACTCTCAATTCGATGTAGAGCTTACACCTGAATATAATGAGTCAACCAAAGAATGTATTAATTGAGAACAAAAATATAGAGGATAGTTATGGTATGGGAATGCTCTGTAATCAACAAAATAAAAAAAGAGGTTAAGCATTAGAAAAAATTGCTTAACCTCTTTTTTTATAAAATTGGGTTATCTTTAAAGAATAAATGCAAATTAGTATGTCTTTCTAAAGAATGAGGAGAATTTTTTATGTATTCCCAAGATTTTATATATGAGTCGGGAACACCATTAACTACATCACTTTCTAAAAAATTTATGAATAAATTTTCTCTTCCTGAGAAAAAATTTGTGAATTCGTGAGCATAATCAGATTTCTCATCTTTAGTTAAATTCAATTTATTGTAAAGAGCGTGATCAAGGTTGCATGAAAAATAATAGCACTTATATGAAATACCTTTGATATCTTTTTGAATTAGAAGTTTATCCATAATCGTCCTTTTTTGATTATTTCTGCTAACCACTCGATTTACATCTGAACAGAAAATGTCTGTTTCAGTATATACAAATTTTGATTCGCTACTCAACTTTATTAGTGAGTCATCTACATATGCACCATCCATATCAAAAATATGAACTATTTGCCAAACATTTGGCTTTTTTAATTTATATTCTTTCATTTTATTCAATACAAATTCATATATTTTTTCACAAATATTATCTAAAGTAGTGCAACTATTTGTAGTTATATCTCCACTAGTTATTATGAAGACAATTTCTTTGTTACCCTTATAGATTTTTTTTAAGATATTTTCAAGAGCGTCTTTATCGGTAGACCCTTCTACTATAAATATAACTGATTTTTTCATTATTCAACATCCTTATTAGCATTATTTTCAATTATATTTTTAAAGTTAGTAGAAAAATCAAGTTTAACATCTTTTGTATTTCCTGCATAAGCTTCTTTGAATGCGTAGCTTATTGTTTGTAAATTCAAAGCATCGTACAATTCTTCTTTTTGACCTCCTAATAACACTGTCCTTAAATAAAAATCACGTTGATTATGATTTTTTTCTATACCAACTAAATTTATATATCTATTATTGGGATTAGTTGTAGAACAAATAAAATGTTTTGAATTCATTTTTTCAAATGCACGTAAATTATGAGATGTAAAAATTAATTGTCCTTTTGCTTCTTCTGAAAATACCCCTAACAATTCTCCCAGTAAATATTCAAAAATACCTGAATCTAGTTCATCCACTATCAAGCATATTTCTCTTTTGTTATAAAGAGATATTAAGTAATGCAATAAAGATACAATCCTTTTTATACCTTCTGATTCATATTTTATTAAAAACTTTTTGTTTTCTCTTATTGAATATACATCAAAAGTTACATATTTTTTATTATCAGGTTTAACTTCCTTTTTTATTTCATTTATCTCTATTTTTAAATTTGGTACTATAGATTTTAAAGCAATATTAATAGCAGGTATTACCTTTTTTAATTCATTATATATTGACTCAGGGAGTTCTCTGTTGCTGTTTCCTATAAGTAGTGGCAAGCAAGCCTGCACTATTGTATCATCGGATTCTCTAAAAATGTTAATAGGTACAACATAGTCATTATTTATATCGCTTAGTTGATTTACTTTAATTACCGATAAATAACAATTGCCAAAATAAAAGAGCGATGTTAAAACTGCAGTGAAATTTGAGCATTCTTGATTATTTGGTTCATATGATACAAAACTATCAATTAAGGTATTATTGAAAAAAACAGAAGCGTTTTTTTGAGAACAAAACAAAGCAAGACTATTTATATGCTTACACAAAGGAAAATCTTCAAAATGCTGTTTATGAGAAACTGAAATATCAACTTTTTCTTCATTTAAAATTAAAGAATTATCATAATATGGATTGCTAAAGGCGAAACTGCGTAAAGATTTCCATGTAGCACCTCTGGTATAATATGACAATTTTTCGTTGCATATCTCGATGATTTTTTTATCAAAATTGCTCTTTAATGAAACTTCGTAAATAGCTTTATATTTACTGTTCTTATATTCAATATAAAAATGAGTTATAATCCTAGTGCTACCATCAGTTCGTATAATACCAGAATAATCAAAGGGAACTTTGTGACCTGAAAGCAGATTTTTTAATATATCCATAGCTTCTATAATTGCAGTTTTTCCAGAACCATTTTGTCCATAAATTCCTAATACATCATTATTTTCTATTTTGGCTCTTGAGTTAACAGAAGAATAATTTAAATATTTAATTTGACCATAGTTAACATTTTTAAAATTAAACAACTCTGTTTTTATAATCCTAGTAAAAAAATTACTCATAATACCACCTTGTTACATACAAAATGTTTGACTTCTTGTGAGTTTTTTGTGCTTATCACTTTCTATTTTACACTAAAACATACAAAATGTCCATATTTGCATAAATTTAATTTTTTAATCAGCGTTTTGACTAGTAATAAAAAATTTTTTTGGTAAAAATAACAATGAGTTATTTTAATATTATTATGGGCAGAGTATGCGTTGTTATTAATATATATTTTATAAATCTAATATTAGAATAGAAAAATCTTTGTGCTACGGTGTAATAAATTTTAAAAATATATTATCTTGTTTCCTTGAAAATCAGCAGGCAAACTAAAATGACAGTAAGTTTGACAGTAAGTTTGACTGCATTTTATCTTGTTTTAACTTAATTCAAAATTACTCAACTGAATTTTTAAAATCTCAAAAACCCAGTGTTTAAGCCACTTTTAAGGCATTTTAAGTAATTTTGGTAAAAAATAAAAGGCGGTTAAAAAACCACCTTTACTGGTGCAGGTAACTTGCAAGGGGGATAGGAATGGGGAAAATGGGGGATTTTGTTAGCTATATGTAAGCTACGAAACATAATTATGAACAATTCAGGATAATATAAGACTATATTTTGTTGATTGCATTCACTAATTCTTTTGGGTTTATGTGGGTGTAAACCTTTTCGGTCAAGTCCATTTTCGACTTGTGACCGACTATTTTTTTGATGATTGTGTGGTTCACATTTGCCGATACAAGCATTGAAATGCAGGTGTGTCTTGTTTCGTGTATGGTGTGGTCTAAACCTAAATCGTTTTGCAGAGGTGTCCAGTAGTTGCGTTTAAAGTTATCGTATTTCAGCGGCTTGCCATTGGTGTTATTCAGAACATATCCACATTGAGAATCGCTGATGAATTTCTGCCAAAACGGCAATACTTTGTCTGCTATAGGCACGGTTCGTACACCTGAATCGGTTTTTGAACTTTCAACAAAGAAAGTCTGTTCGTCAAGGTTTACATTTGAAGTTTTCAGATTGAGAAGTTCAGACACACGCACTCCCGAATAAATCAGCATAAGCACTATTTTTACCGAATCAAGATTTGAATATTCCCACAAAAGATTTATTTCGCTTTCCGAAAACTCCCTGCGTGCTCGTTTTGTTTCATCTGACTTGGCATTGATTTTCAATTTTTCTGCAAGATTGTTATGGAGCATATCGTGAAATATGCAGTATTCGTAGATTTTGTTCAACAGAATTTTAATTCGCCTAACCGATTGATAACCGTTGTTGCAGTTGTCGAGAACTCGTTGCATATCAATGATTTTTATATCGGACATCTTGCGATTGTATAACATTGAGCATTGTTTGTATGCCGCATTATACTGTCTTTTGGTGTTCGGATTTGTGTCTTCAGTGATGAACTCCTTGTACCAAAGTTCATAAATTTCTGAAAAAGTGCGTCTTGCCGAATCAACATCAAACGGGTTTTGATTGTAATCAGCAAGAGCGTTCAGAGCTTTCGGCTTGTTGGGAAAGTAGCCTATAACTCTGCGTTCCTGATTGCGTGTTTCTTTGTTGTATCCTATTGTCACGCAGGCAACCCACGGATTGCGCCTGTTTCCGCTCAGCTTATAAACAGAGCCGTAGCCGTTAGGCAGTTTCATTTTATACACTCCTTTTGCTTAAAAAAGGGTGCAAAAATCCCCTGATATTCAAAACTTGAAAAATTCAGGGGAGTGTGATACAATATTATTGCTTTTAGTAGTATCACTGCACCCTGTGTGGTGATTTCCGCTCCGACTTGCGCCAACAGGTCAGGGCGGTTTTTTTATTTATTTTTCTCTTCCATTATTGTATCTATTTTATCTATGTCGAGACTGTAGCAACGGATATTGCCTAAAGTTTTTTTGATTATTAAACCGTAATCGGACAGGGTGTTTAACCTGTTTGTAACTGTACTTCTGCTTAATTTCATAACATCCATTAGTTCCTTTGTGCTTATTCCGCTTTCGGAAAACAAACTTGCCTGAATAAGCAAAAAATACAGATCACTATATTTTTCGTCGGCGCCTTTAGGCAGAAAGATAATGCACTTTCCGTAATGTGTCAGTTGCTCTAATCTTTTCTCCAAAGCGTACACCAACTTGTGCAACGAATCATCAATAATATCGGTAAACATAATTATAAAAGGAGTTAAATCTCCCTTGTTTTTCGGGTCATTACACACCTTGAATGCCTTGTAGTAATCGTTTATGTTCTCTTTAATAGAATAAGACATTCTGTAACCGATAATTGATTCAAATTCTTTTGACAACAAGTAACTGCTGATGAAACGGGATGTTCTTCCGTTGCCGTCATAGAAAGGATGAATGTAACCAAAGAGGTAATGAAAAATTGATATTCTGAAAACACACTCAATGCTTTTGTCATTAAGTATTGCCAACGCTTTATTCATACACTCTATAATTTTTCCTTCGGGATTAACTCCTCTGTGAAGTTCTTTTTGCGTTGCACTGAGGACGCTTGTTGAATCTTTTCTGAAGATTTTACCGTCAGGCAAATCAGACGGGTTATCTTCTTCGATTTCAAAATATACTAAATCATTGTACAGGTTGCGGATATCTTCGCAGGTGTCAAAGGACATAGTTTCATTTTTTTGCAACATAAGATATTTTTGCACAAGCCCCATAAAACGCTTCCCATGGCTCTTTGTTTCCAGTTCTGACAAGACACTGTTAATTTCTCTTCTTGAGCTGTAAACACCTTCAATATCATTTGTCTTTACAATTTCATCAACCAAACATCTGATAGCAAAATGGCCAATTGCTTTTTCGGGTAATGAATCCCTTAAAGCTTTGATTTGCTTATCGGTTTTATAAATGTCACGAATTTTCGTAATAAATTCGGGTATCATCACAAAAAAAGCAGGGTTATCGTGTATCAGAAAATCTAAGTGTATTGCGTATTCGCTTTTATACCTTTCGTTGTAAATTTTTTCATAATTTTCTTTGTCAGAATAAAACAGCTTATCTAAAGATTTATACCCCAAATGTATCACCTCTCCAATAAGTATTATATGCCGTAATTTAACAATTATACGCATATATCAGAAAAGCAATTCGTAAAAATAGGCTGTTTTTACGAATTGAATATAATTATACACCGACAAATTTACAAAATCAATATATTTTTACAAATTTAACTGTTACAGTAAAACAGCTTTTCTCACTGTAACGATTTACTGACTTCTTTTACAAGACCGAGGATTTGAACACGGGTGACGTCGTTATTTTTGAACACTCGTGGGGGATAGTAGGGGTTGACTGAATGCAACTCAACGGTGTTATCGTTGTAAAGGATCTTTTTAACAACAGCCTCTTCATCGTCAACGAGGACTGCGGCAATCTGACCGCTGTCAACGGAGGTTTGCTTTTTAATAAGAATTTTACTGCCGTCATCAATCAGAGGGCTCATAGAATCGCCGTGAACATTTATCCATATATATTTATCCTGTTCTGAGGGGCAAGTGATGTATGTAGGCATATAGTCAACAGGCACATCCTGAGCTATCACTCCGAACCCTGCCGAAATGCTGTCATATACCGGTCGCATAAATACATTTGTTTGCGGAAGTGGGGTTGCTTGTTCCGGTGTTTTATCGTCCCAACCCATAATATATGCAGGAGTAGTTCCTAAAGCTTTACAAAGCGGTTCTAATACGCTTGTTGGTAACTTTTCAATCTCGCTGCTTTCATATCTGTATATTGTAGCTCTGTTCTTTCCTATCAGCTCGGCAAGTTTATCAACAGTTATATTTTTTTCTTCTCGCAATTTTTTAATGCGTTCGCCGATTGTCATAAGTAACACCTTTTTTCAATATATTGTTATTGACATAATGCAAAATAAGTTGTATTATAATAGTAGTAAGGGAACGGCTTTAGCTGTTCCGCTATTCAAAAACTAATTATTTTTTATAACCGTCTTGTATTGCAGTACAGGGCGGTTATTTCTTTATGGTGAACACAATAAAAAATGTGAAAATTACTATCACAGCTATGTATTCCACGCAATCACCCCCTTTCTCAAGGGAGTCGAAACAGCCGCCACCGTTCCTTTACTGTATAGTATTATAACATAACGGTTGCAAAAATGCAACTACTTTTTGAAAAAATAAAAATAATTTTGCAAAAATGCGAAAAATATATTGACAATAACTTACAAGGGTGGTATCATATAGTTGTCGCAGAAATGCAACACAATAAAAACTGGAGGTGATAAAATTGACTAATGTTGATAAGCTGAAAGGGGCTATCAAGGAGAAAAGATTAACCCCTGAAAAGGTTGCTGAAAGTATCGGTATCGACAAAAGTACGATGTATCGTAAACTTTCTAACGGTGGTGAGGATTTTACCATTAAGCAGGCAGACGCTATCACACAAATTCTCGGATTAACAGGTGATGAGGCACAGGCTATTTTTTTTAGTCAGTTTGTCGCATAAATGCAACTATTATATTAAGGGGGTGAGAAAATGGGATTTTTTAATAATTTATTCAACATAGAAAAAGCACCAACAGTCAACAAGACTGTCAGTGCACCTTATGTTCCGCCTTATCCTTTAGAAAAAGATTTTTATACTTTTGATAAGGTAGAGTGGAGCGGAGCGTTACCACCTCATTCAATGACACTTTCTTTTGTACTTCCTTATTCCGATTGGTGCGAATTTGAAAAGTCAGACCTTTATCGAGATTTGGAGAATTATCTTCAGAAATTACAAAAACGAGGTAACCCGAATGAGAATGTAGGCACTCAAGATTGATAGGCAGATGTTCATTGTATGTCGGAACATACTCATCAACACCTTTTGCCTTGTGATGATAAGAATTAACTTCGTGGGTGTTGTAATCTTCGGTGTACTCTATGCCGTTCAGAACTAATTGAATGTCGGTAACAGAAATAGGCAGTTGCGATTTATTGTTAAGTTTATAATGAATGAAAAGTCTTTTCTTTCCCTGCACGCCTAATTTGTATGCGTATTCAAGCATTGTGATTTCCAAATTCACTTTGTGCGAAACAAAATAGTTAATCAGGTTTATTAAAGATATTAAAAAGCCTGCAATGCCTAAAATACCACTAATTATTACCCACATATAATCAGCTCCTTTGCTCGATTATAACATTCGCAAAAAATATTTGCAACACAATCAATAATACCACAATCGCAGTCCCATTAAACGGACTTAGCTGAAAAGAGGTGAAGAAAGACGGAAGTAATAATAATTTTAGGACTGCTAATGCTTTGCACAGCTTTTGCTTCAGCAGTATTAGCAATAAAAATAGTAGCCGCCCATTTGTATAAAACAATAGACAGCTACCTTGATAAGCACGACGCTCAAATTATGGATCTGATTAAGTGGGCAAAGGAGAATGAAAATTGAACAAGTTTTTAATGTTTGTAGTGTTTATTCTCAACGCAATTAGCTTACTTCTGCTGATTATAGCAATGCTTATCAAAGCAGGAGTTATCCGTTAAGAAAGAAGTATTCAAAAAGTACAATTAGAATTACTGATAATAGGAAAACCGCAATCAACGGCATTGAATATTTAGTAATTCCTAATATTAAAACTTTTATGTTTCGTGTTTTGTATGTATACATCTTTTTATCTAACGGTCTTAAAGGAATTCCTAAAGCACAACAACAATCGTCATATTCTTTGTCGACTAATTTTGAAATGCTTTGAAAGTTAATTTTATCTAATGGAAGAGAAAATACATAGCTGAGTTTTCCACCTGCGATAAGTTTATTATCGGCAATAATATCTTCGCATTTTTCAACAGCTTGTTTAATTTCAGAAGTAATTTCCTTTTTGTACAAATGTTCTTCAAGCAGGTTGAATATGGGGAAAATCACTAATTCATATCGTTCTTTCAGATAGGTTTTGTTCTGTTCCTTTTTAAATAATATCCAAGACAGAACCAAAGTGCATAAGGTTGAAACTGCGGATATTATTAAAGTCAACCACGATAAAATATCATTCATATTTATGCCTCCTTTCATAGTTAATCATAACATTTAAGGTCGTGTAAAGCAATAAAATATCGAAAAGCAGGTGAGAAAATGGCAAAACTTAAACTTATTGACACAAAGGACAAGTTCCTTCTTGAAATTGACGGAACAGAAATTCCGTATGTTACAAGCTATCAGATAACACGAACGGTCGGCGAGGTTGTACTGCTCAAACTGGCTCTCAGCGTTGCTGATGTTGAATCAGTTGAAATCGTTTCAGACAAAATTACCAACGAAAAATAGGAGGCGAAAAGTATGGACACAGTTCAGATGAACAAAAAAATCAAAGAAATTATGGATAGCAGTGATGTCTATCTGCTTTCTGAGGACGCCGCAAAGGCTATTGGAGTTGCTCCGCAAAACTTGCGTGAACAGGCAAAGGACGAACCCGAAAAATTGGGATTCAATGTAATTGTAGTCGGCACATCTATCCGTATTCCGAGAATACCGTTTCTCAATTATATTCTCGGTTCAAACCCGTTGAAAGGAGTGTAACAAATGGCATTTAAAGATTTAGAAACAAAAAGGTCGCTTAGAAAAAAGTACCGTGACAGCAAAGACCAGCTTAAATACACGCAAAAAAGTCTTGCAAGCACCGAGCAGGAGCGTGACATTGCGAACAGCCGTCTTGAAAAAACAAAAGCAAAGCTTAACAAGGTGACAGCCTTATATGTTGCCGAAAGAGCGAAAAACGCAGAACTGGTCCGCAAGCTCAAAGCCCTTGAAACGCCTGAATCCGAAGTATTCAATTTTGAATGTGTGGGGGTGAAGAAATGAAAGAAAATGTTTTTGAACGAATGGAAAGAATTGACGGACAGAGAAAAATCTCTGATTTCATTGTTAAGCAAAAACAGGATTATGAATTTAAAGTTAAGTATGCAACTATCAGAGCGAGAGAATTTGCTGAAGAATGCGATAGACGAGAATTAAACTATCACGTTTCGGTCGGCGGTCTTGATAGCATTACATTATTTATCTTTTTAAAGTCGATCGGAATCCATGCCACAGGAATCAGCGTTTCTTATCTTGAAGATTCGAGTATTCAAAAAATACATAAAGAGCTCGGAATTGAAAGGTTAAAGCCATCAGTTCGGTATGTTGACAGTGCAGGAAAAGAACACCGCTGGACTAAACAGGATATAATTCAGGAGTTTGGATTTCCTGTCTTATCAAAAGAAATTGCCGCCAAGATTGAATTACTTGCAAATCCGACCGAAAAAAACAAAACTGTTCGACACGCTATTGTAACAGGCGAAACAGGGGCCTATGGCGGTTATCAAAAAAACAGTCGTATGAAAATGTCGCAAAAATGGCTTGAAAAGTTCGGCGGTTATGCGAACAATGAAGAGGGTACAAATTACCAAATTCCAAATTTCAAAGTGTCATCAAAATGCTGCTATTATCTAAAAGAAAAGCCTTGTAACACTTGGGCAAAAGAACATAACAGCGTGCCTTATCTTGGCTTGATGGCTTCCGAAGGCGGAAGAAGAGCTAAATCCTTAATGATAAATGGTTGTAATTATTTTGGTAAATCTACAATCAGATCAGCACCGTTTGCGATTTTTAACAGACAGGACATTTTGCAACTTGCTCTTGATTTAAATGTTCCTGTTCCCGAAATATATGGAAAAATCGAGAGGCAAGAAGATGGTACTTTGTACACAACCAAAGCTCAAAGAACAGGTTGCTCAATGTGCGGATTTGGTTTGCACTTGGAAAAGCGCCCTCATAGATTTGACTTACTTAAAGAGCAAAATCCTAAAGAGTGGGAGTATTGGATGTATAACTGCTGCACAGATGATAAAACAGGCGAAAGATACGGCTGGGCAAGGGTGTTGGATTATATCAATGTTAAATATTAATTGCAATTGCAAAGAAAAATCCGCTGAAGCTCTGCAAAGCCTCAACGGATAGCAAGGATATAACAAATATCACAAATTTGATTATATCCTTTCTTACTCAAAAAATCAAGAAGAAAGGTTGAAAAATGTCAGAAATAACAGTAAGCGAACAGCATAAGCAGGCAATTGAACTGCATCAGAAGATAATTGTCAGCGCTAACCTTGCACAGCAGAACATATGGGATATGTGCAACGGACTTAAAACAATGCGTGACAACAAGCTGTACAAGGAGCTTGGATATCAGAACTTTGAGGACTACTGCGAGAATGAAGTAGGCATGAAACGCAGTAACGCATATAACTATATTTCTATTGTAGAAAAAATAAATCCTGAAAATGTCCAAACGTTTGGACAAATTAGCAAAAGTAAGTTGATGTTGCTTGCTACCATAAGCGAACCCGAACAGGCTGAAATCGCCGAAAAGCTCGACCTTGAAAACACAACGGTCAAGCAGTTAAAGGCAGAGATTGACAGGCTGAAGGACGAAAAACAGGAGGCAACCGACAAGAGCATTGACTATTGCCGACAGCTCAATAACGCTAAGAAAGATGCCGACTATTACAAGCAACAGGCGGACACTTCAAAAGAAAGCTACCGCAATATTGAAAATCAGCTTGCAGAGGAAAAGAACAAAAATTTCAAGCTGACGAATAAAGTTCAGGAGCTTGAAAACCGCCCTATCGAAGTCGCCGTTGCAGAGCCGAGCGACAATGAACGCAGACTCAATGAAACGATTAAGGCTTTGGAAAGGGAGAACATTAAGCATTATGACGAACTCGAAGAAGAATACCGCAACAACGAAAAAATTGTCAGAAAACAGCTTGAGGACGAAAAGCAGGAGGCTCTTCGCAAGCAGAAAGAGGAGTACGAAGAAAGACTGCAAAATGTTCAGACGGCTGACGGTTCATCGGATGACAAGGATGTCTTTAAGGCATATTTTTCAATAGCATATGACAGCTTTGTCCGTATGCTCGATTTCGCCAAGCAGTCACAGGACAAGGAATTTTTCAAAGGCAAGGTTGAACATTTAATAGAGGCACTTGCCACACAAAACATAAATCTTTAAGGGGGAGCAACAATGAAACTTTATGAGCTTACCGAGATGTACTCGGATTTATTTAATCAGTTTGACGCTATCAACGAATGGGAACCCGATACGAATGCAGACGGAATGCCGATTGATGATGACGGCAATATCATTGCCAATGTGGACGCATACCGCAACAAGATGTTGACAGCGTGGTTCGATACTCTCACGGGTATTGAGGGCGAATTTGACGAGAAAGCCGAGAGCATTGCAATCTACTACAAACAGCTTCTTGCCGAGGCTAAAATGCTTAAAACCGAAAAGGCGGCAATTGCAAAAAGACAGTCACAAAAAGAAAAACAGGCGGAGAGCCTTAAAACCTATCTGTTTAAGTCAATGCAGGCACTCGGCAGACAGAAGATTGATATGCCGAGAGCGGTTATGTCGCTTAAAAAGAACGCTCCGAGCCTTGTTGTTGATGATGAAATTTCATTTGTTGAGTGGGCGGAGGAGCACAACCTTGATCACCTCTTAAAGTACAGTATGCCCGAAGTAAAAAAGAATGATGTCAAGGCTCTCTGCAAAAAGGGCGAAGAAATCCCCTTCGTACATATGGAAGCCAAGCAGTCGTTAAGTATTAAGTGAGGTGTTATTTATGGGATTACCTATATTGGTTTTAGGATATTCAGGCAGCGGAAAATCTGCCTCTTTAAGAAATTTCAAAGCAAATGAACTTGCTCTTGTGAATGTAAATGGAAAATCACTTCCGTTCAGGACCAAATTCACTTCTTCAATCAATTCCGACAACTACATTGATATTGAGGACTTTATCAAAAAGCAGAAATGCAAGTCAATTGCAGTTGATGACGCACAGTATCTCATGGCTAACGAGTATATGAGAAGAGCCAAGGAAACAGGCTTTCAGAAGTTTACCGATATCGGTAAAAATTTTTGGGAGCTTGTAAAAGAGGTCGAAACTCTCCCGAATGACACGATTGTTTATTTTCTCAGCCATATTGAAACCGACGAAAACGGCAGACAGAAAGCTAAAACAATCGGCAAGTTGCTTGACGAAAAAATCTCGGTCGAGGGAATGTTTACCACGGTTTTAAAAACTGTTGTCGTTGACGGCAAGTATCTTTTTGCAACACAAACGGACGGTAACGATACCTGTAAAAGTCCGATAGGCTTGTTTGATTCAATGTACATATCAAATGACCTTAAAATTGTTGATGAAGCATTGAGAACATACTATTCAATGCAACCCGAACAGTATTGTGATGAGTGCAAAGCACCGATACTTTCGGACGGCAAACGCACCGTTAAACAGATCATTGACGGCACAACAAAAAATTACGGCAGACAACTCTGTATGCAGTGTGTTGCAAAGCTGATAAAGCAGAAGAAACAGGAAAAGCAGAGAGAGGGTGCAGACAATGCAACTTCGACCGTATCAGAATGACCTTGTTGAACAGGTAAGACAGGCTTGGCGAGAGGGTTACAAAGCCCCTTGCATTGTCCTTGGGTGCGGTGGCGGAAAGTCCTGCATTGTTGCAGAAATTGCAAGACGAACAACTTGGAACGGGAAACGGGTGCTGTTCCTTGTTCACAGGAGAGAGCTTGTTGACCAAATATTCAGAACCTTTGTCCGCTGGGGTGTGCTTATGGATTTGTGCCAAATCGGTATGGTACAGACCTTTACACGAAGATTGAAAAAACTGCCAAAACCCGCACTTATCATCACAGACGAAAATCATCACAGCCTTGCACAAAGCTACAAACGCATTTACGAACATTTTTCGGATGTTCCGAGGGTTGGCGTCACCGCAACACCTGTCCGATTAAACGGTGACGGTTTGGGCGATGTCAACGACAAGCTCATAATCGGGGTGAGTACAAAATGGCTCATCAAACATAACTGCCTTGCCCCGTATGATTACTATGCTCCGAGTGTTGCCGACCTTACGGGTTTACACACCAAAATGGGCGAGTATGTCACCGCCGACATTGAAAAGGCAATGATAAAAAACACGGTATTCGGCGATGTAATCAAATATTACAAACAGCTTGCAGACGGTAAGAAAGCCGTCTGTTACTGTTCCTCGGTAAAGCACAGTCTTGCAACAGCGAAGGCATTCCGTGACGCAGGAATTTCAGCCGAGCATATTGACGGAGCAACTCCGAAGGCACAGAGAGAACAGATTATAGCCGATTTCAGAAACGGCAAAATTACAATCCTCTGCAATGTGGATTTGATTTCAGAGGGCTTTGATGTGCCTGACTGCGAATGTACAATTCTGCTCCGACCTACTCACAGCCTTACGCTTTACATTCAGCAGTCAATGCGGTGTATGCGTTATAAGCCAAACAAAAGGGCGGTAATCATTGACCATGTGGGCAACTATGCAAGGCACGGAATGCCTGATGACGACCGAGAATGGACGCTTGAAAAACGCAAAAAGCTGAGTGTTAAAAAAATCGAAAAGGAGCAGGAGGAAAAGGTCAGACAATGTCCCGAATGTTTCTTTACATTTTCAGCACCGCCGGCAGGGCAGAAAGCCATGTGTCCGCATTGCGGTTATGTTTTCCCGACAGCCGAAAGGACCGTTGAAACCGATACCACCGCAAAGCTCATTAAGGTTGAGGGATTCAAGCTTGATTTCAGCACACCCGATGATTGCCACAGCTATGCGGACTTGCTTGCATACGCAAAAAGCCACGGCTACAAAACAGGCTGGGCATATTTTCAGGCACGAAAGAGAGGTATGATAGCTTGACAGAAGAACACGCAATTCAGAACAAAATCCGTATTGCAATTGCACCGTACTGCGATATTTTCCGTATAAATGTAGGTGCAGGCTTTACAAAGGACGGCAGATATTTCAATACGGGAGTTCCGCCCGGATTTTCGGATTTGTTCGGTGTCAGAAAATCAGACGGAAGGGCGGTTTTTATCGAGGTTAAAACTCCCAAAGGCAAGCCAACCGAAAAACAACAGAAATTTATACAGATGATGAAACTCAACGGTGCTGTTGCAGGAGTGTGCAGAAGTGCCGATGAGGCGATAGAGTTAATTACAAAGGAGTAAAATTATGGGATTTAAAGCAAATTGGAGTGAGGCGGCACAGTCTAACTCACTCAAACCCGAGGGCGATTATGAGTGTCTTATAGCAAAGGCAGAGGAGCGTGACTACACAAATTCAAAAGGCGAGGAAAAAACCTGCCTGAACATTTCGTTCATTATCCGAAACGATGTTGAGCAGGGGTACAAAAACGGACATATATTCCACACTTTGTGGAAACGCAGAGAACCTACCGAGAACGACAAGCAGGTCAAGGGCTACGGTTTTAATCAGGTTATGGCTCTCGGCAAAGCGGCAGGACTTCCCGACGGCAAGGATTACGACAGCCTTGAACAGTTCCTTGAAGAACTCATTAAAAAGCCTGTTCGTGTAACGATTAAGCACGGCGAATGGAACGGCGAAAAAAGAGAAGAAGTCAGCTGGCTCAATCCGACTAAGTTTCCGACAGTAAAGCATACTTTTAAGCAGTCGCAGAGTTCAACGGCTCAGACCTATGCACAGCCACAGCAGAGTTATGCACCTGCACAGACAGCAAATCAGGGCTTTGTTGATATGCCGATTGACGATGATTTGCCGTTCTGATTTTAAAAAAATTCTTCGGGAATTGCATAAAGCAGTGCAATTTTCACCGTGTTTTTCCTTATATATGGAGGTGAAAAAATGGGCTTTACAAATTTAAACCCAAATAAAAATAAATATTTTGCAGTTCCCGAGGAATTGAAAGGTTACAAAAACTGGGTGTGCTGGCAGTCATATCCAGATCCGAAATCACACAGCGGAATTTCAAAGAAGCCGATAAATCCAAGAACGGGTGGCTTTGCAATGCCGAATAACTCGGACACTTGGTCGGACTTTGAAACAGCAGTCAGAGAATCTGCCAAATATTCGGGTATAGGCTTTATGTTCTCAAATTCACCGTTTTTCGGTGTTGACCTTGACGATATGCCGAATGACATTCAGGACTACCAAAACGGCGGAGCTGACAACATAATCAGCGAGTTTGTGAACACTTTGCAGAGCTACACCGAATTTTCGCAGAGTAAGACAGGTGTTCACATAATCTGCAAGGGAACTCTTCCCGAGGGCAGAAGAAAGGCGAAGAATGATTCGGGCGGTTTTGAAATGTACGAAAACGGCAGATTCTTCGTAGTGACAGGAGATTACTGCTCTGCATATGCGTACATAAACGATTGCACCGAAAGCATAAAGCCGCTGCATTCAAAATATCTCGGCAAGGCAACAGAGCCACAGCCTAAGCTCCGTAACATTGAGGTCAATCCGAACACCGTTGACGATATTGTCAGAATCGCCTGCAGCGCTAAGAACGGAAGCCTTTTCAAGGCTCTGTACAGCGGTGATTTTTCGGCTTACTCGTCACAGAGCGAGGCGGATATGGCTTTTTGCAATATGCTTGCGTTCTGGTGCGGTTGCGATACCGACAAAATGGATTCGATTTTCAGACAATCAGGCTTAATGCGTGACAAGTGGGACAGAAAACAGTCGGGTACAACCTACGGCATTATAACCTTGCAAAAGGCTGTGTCGGGCTGTACACAGACCTATAACCCAAAACAGCATAACGATTATTCAATTTCAATCGGTGAGGGCAAGGCTGTTCAAGCGGTTGACGAAGAAAAAATGCGTGCCTACACCTTTGACGATATGGGTAATGCCGACAGGTTCGTTGATTTATTCGGCGATAATGTAAGGTATTGTTACACCGAGAAAAAGTGGTATTACTACAATTCAATGAAGTGGTGTGTTGACAATATCGGGGTAGTTTTGCGAATGGCAGACAAAAGCGTTGAGGCTATGAAAGCCGAAGCAAGGCTGTACTTGCAAGCTGATGAGGAGAACGGCGGAGATATGTCAAAAGCATTTGAAAAGCATATGAAAGTAAGCCGTTCCAACAAATCAAAAAAAGCAATGCTCAACGAGGTTGAACACCATATCCCCGTACTTCCGGCACAAATGGATAAATACCGTATGGCATTAAACACCCCAAGCGGAATAATCAACCTTAAAAACGGCGAAGTGAGGGCGCATAATCCCGAATATTATTTCACAAAGATTACTTCGGTTGACTGTTCTCAAACGGCAGAGTGTCCCCGTTGGCTTGCATTTCTTGATGATATTTTTGCAGGCGATAAGGAGCTTATTCGCTACATTCAAAAGGCGGTTGGTTACAGTCTGACAGGCTCAACAGCCGAGCAATGCGCATTCTTCCTTTACGGCACGGGACGAAACGGCAAGAGTACATTCATTGATGTTATCCGTGATGTATTCGGCGATTATGCCGCAAACATTCAGCCTGAAACAATTATGGTAAGAAACTCTCAGAGCAGTGCCATAAACAGCGACATTGCACGGTTAAAGGGTGCAAGACTTGTCACCTCGGTTGAGCCGAACGAGGGCGTGCGAATTAACGAGGGACTTCTCAAACAGCTTACGGGTGACGATACCGTAACGGCAAGAAAGCTGTACAGCGAGGAATTTGAGTTCAAGCCCGAGTTCAAGCTGTGGATGGCGACAAACCATAAACCAATTATCAGAGGCACCGACACGGGCATATGGCGAAGAATACATATGATACCGTTCAATGTTCAGATTCCCGAGGATAAGGTTGATAAGAACCTTACGCATAAGCTCAAAGCCGAAATGACCGCAATTTTCAAATGGTGTATTGACGGCTGTATTTTGTGGCAGAAGGAGGGCTTGAAAATGCCGTCTGCCGTTCTTCAGAGCGTGAGAGAGTACAAGCGTGAAATGGATGTTATTTCCGCATTTATCGAGGACAGATGTGTGTTAGAGGGTTCGGTTCAGGCAAGCACGCTCTATGCTGCCTATACAAGCTGGGCAGGGGATAACAACGAATATTGTATGTCAAATACCAAATTCAGCACCGAGCTTGCCAAACGATTTGAAAAAGTAAAGGGAAGAAATTTCAATTATTTCAACGGAATTTCAATTTATAAAGATTGTTAGTGTGGTAGCTTGAGGAGGGTTTACGGGTTTTTCTAACCTTTCGTATAAGAAAAATAAACTAATATTATATATAGAAAGGGTTCTTTAAAATCGCACCAAACCCACCACAAGCCTCCGCAGGAGGTAATATGAAAAAATATGATTTTAACAATCCACAGGTGTTTGAACAGCTTGAAGATAAAGCAATTGACGGTCAGCTTGATTACTCAGCCTTTCCTCCGCCCGAATATAAATACTTTTCAAGGCTTGCAAAGGTCGGCTACAACAACCGTCATAAAGGCTGGGACATAAACATCTGCCTTGAATGGCAGGACAAGCTCAGAACGGAGTATAAGCGTGATAGGGACAACGCAGACGAATACCGTATGCTCTCACAAAGAATTATGGATAATGTAAAGAAAAGCGCCGACTTCGTCCGTAAGATGTATCAGTCCCAAACCAACGAGCAAACCGTAATTAATGCCCTCCAAGCCTTAGAATGTCTAACCAACGAAAACGGCTTAACCAAAAGAATAACCGAAAAATTAAAGGAGCATGAAAACAATGACAAACTGCACGAAACATTGGCTTGAAAGTGAGGTAGATAAAAATGATATCAGGAATAACTGAAGTCCTTCCAGAAGAGGCAAACATTTACTCTGAGAATCATAAACTAAATATAAACAGAAAAGAAATTCCGATTGGTGCAGTTGTCTTTTTCGTCAAGAAAAAAGAACCTAAATGGACGATTGGTTTTGGCACGATTGAAGAACACTATACACACGAAATTTGTATTCAGTTATACGATTTCATGGACACACGGTTTATTAATGGTGTTCCTTATGAAAAATTCGAGACGCCTACACATTGGAAAAAGATACCTAAAGATTTTTTCAAAAAAGAAAACTATGATTTTTTTCAACTTACTGTTGAGCCGTTGCCCGAAATTGCAAAACACTTGAATCCTTACAAAGCAGAAGATATTGCAACTGCAATAAAAGAAGGTATATATGTAAAAGTCCAAGATCGTGACTACAGCCACATAGAGGTTGATTATTGTCGTGGTAATAGCGGATATAGACTTGTTCGTTCTTACTTCAACGAACCTCACCACCCGTACCATATCAGTTTACCAGTCGGCGAAGTGTTCAAAACATATGAAGGGGCTCAAAAACTTATTGATGTCCATCGTGCAGAATGGAAAAGAGTAGCAAGCTTGACTGATCTTGAATGGAGTATCGAACAAATAGACAATACAATTAACCGTTGGGCATATTTCGATAATATTTCGGAGAGAAACAAAATTGCCGTTAGAGAAAGAATAATGAACTTTGACAATCTCGAAAATGTCGAAGTACGAATTGCAGACGGTCATATCCAATGGAGATATTATGGCAGAAAGCGTTGGAATACTATTTTGGTTGAAAATGAATAAGGAGAGTGATACGGATTGACGGTTAAAGATTATTTATATTCGGTCAGGGTTTCGGATAAGCTGATCAGAACGAAAGAACACGAACTGTCGAAACTTAGGCTGAATATTGCACAGGTATCAGTTAAGCAGAACGAGCCTGTTAAGACATCGGGAGTGAATGACCCTATGCGGATTGTGGACAGGATTGCAGACCTTCAGGCTGAAATCAATCGGGAAATTGACAATCTTGTGCGGTTGAAAACTGAAATCCGCAGTAAAATCAACGCACTTGACGATTACCGTTACATTGCAATTTTGACCGAGTATTACATAAATTGTCAGAGGTGGGAGGATATTGCCGAGAGTATGGAAATGAGCGTAAGGCATACCCTGAGATTGCACGGCGAAGCGTTACAGGCGTTCCGAAAAAAATTCGATTTCTCGTAAAATTATTTTGAAATGTCATTGAATGTCACCCTTATCCTGCGTATAATGGTATTATGAAAGTTTGACAAACAGGACATATGTAAAACTCTCCTAAGATAAAAATTGCACAGACCGCTCTCGTTTGAGGGTGGTTTTGTGTTAGCGTGAAAGGCGGTGTTGTATTATGGCTATGCTAACAGCTAAGCAACAAAGATTTTGCGATGAATATTTAGTTGACCTTAATGCAACACAAGCCGCAATAAGGGCAGGATATTCAAAAAAGAACGCAAATAATATAGCAAGTGAAAACTTGGCAAAACCCAACATAAGGGAATATATAGACAAAAGATTATCTGAAAAAGAATCAAAACTAATTGCTCAGCAAGATGAGGTTCTGAAATACCTTACTGCAGTTATGAGACGTGAAAAGAAAGAAAGCGTTGTTGTAACAGTCAGTCAGGAAGAGTCAACATACAAACCTGATGAAAATGGTACAATACGAAAACATACAATTAAAAGCGAAGTGCCGGAGATAGTAACGATACCAACAAGAATATCCGACGCAAACAAAGCGGCCGAGTTGTTAGGTAAAGTATATAGCCTTTTCAAGGATAAACTTAATGTTGACGCAAAGGTTGAGCAATCCGAAAAGCTCTCTGATGTTTTCAGACAGTTAGGCGGTGAGGGACTGAGTGAGTAACAAATTCCCGTTGTCACAAAAGTATATCGACTTTATCAACACAACAAATGTGTCGGCTGAATTTCTTGAAGGAACTACAGCGTCCGGCAAAACTACCGTCGGAGCAGGCGTTAAGTTTATGCGAATGGTGTCGCAGTCCCCGAAGAAGCTTCACGCAATTGCCGCCAAAACTACGGGCAAGGCTGAGGAAACTATAATTCAGCAGGATAACGGTATTCTCGACCTGCACCGTAACGCAGTTTACTGTGGCAACGGCGACAAGGACTACAAGCTCCCGCATATCAAGTTTGAGGGCAAAATTATCTATATTCTCGGCTACAGCAGTCGAGATAAATGGGAAATGGTACTCGGTGCGCAGTTTGGCTGTGTGTATATTGATGAGATAAACACCGCCGATATTGAGTTTATCCGAGAGATGTCAACCCGTAATGACTATATGCTTGCAACGCTGAATCCCGATGATCCGAGCCTGCCTGTGTATAAGGAGTTTGTCAACCGCTCCCGTCCTTTTAAAAAATATGAAAACGATGTTCCTCCCGAGATTACGGCGGAGCTTACCGAAGAACCTGTACCGAATTGGCGGTATTGGTTCTTTTCTTTTGCCGACAATTTAAGTCTTACACCCGAACAGATTGAAAAGAAAAAGAACTCTGCACCGAAAGGTACAAAGCTCTATAAAAATAAAATCTTAGGTTTGCGAGGCAGAGCAACAGGTCTTGTGTTTCCGAATTTTGAGAGGGCAAGACATATCAAATCAAAAGAGTGGGCAGGAGAGTTTTTGAACTGTAACCGCAAGTCGGAACACTTTGTTCAGTTCACCGCAGGTCTTGATACCGCCTATTCGCAGAAGTCGCCTGACACTATCGCAATGACATTTTACGGCATTACCAATCACGGCAAGTGTGTTCAGCTTGATGAAAGAGTTTATAACAACGCTGAAATGCAAACGCCTATTGCCCCGAGTGACACGGTGAAGAATTTTATTGATTTTCTTGACCGCAACCGTGATGAATGGGGCTTTGTACGCACGGCTTTTATTGACAGCGCCGACCAAGCGACTATTACCGAATTTCAAAAGTATAAGCGACAGCACGGCTGTGTCTATGACTTTGCAAATGCATGGAAGAAAACGAAGATTATTGACCGAATCAATCTTGTACTCGGCTGGCTTGCCACCGACTGTTATTTTGTGCTTGAACATTGTAAAAACACGATTGCCGAGTTTGAAATTTACAGCTGGCGAGAGGATAAAGACAATACACCCGAGGACGGTCACGACCATTGCATTAACAGCGGTCAATATGCGTGGCTGCCGTTTAAAAATATTATTGGAAGTGAAATAAATGGGGCTGATTAACAGAATGGCTGAATCTATCAGATCGGGAATTAAAAACTTTTTGCAGATTACTCCTGCAAGCGACAAAACAATTACCGTCACCGAAACAAGCAATCATCTGACCGAGTGCTTTATCAATCGCATTTGGTATTGGGGCAACAGCAAACAGCTTGCGGAGCTGTACAGGCAGATTGATACAAACAAAACTATGTTTTGGGCGGCAAAAAGCACAAAGGGGCTTGAAATCCGTAAAATACACACGGGCTTGCCGGCACTCATCTGCGAAACGCTTGTGAATATCGTAATTGCCGACTACAACGGCACAGATGTTACTAGTAAAAATTCAACCGCTTATGCAGAGCGTTGGGAAGACATTGAAAAGCAGAACAAGCTGTCCGACACGGTTAAGCAAATGCTCCGGGACCTATGTGTTGTCGGTGACGGTGCTTTTAAGGTCAGCTTTGACACGGCTGTATCAGATGTGCCGATTGTTGAATGGTATCCTGCCGAAAACATCGACTTTACATATGTGCGCGGCAGAATCCGAGAGGTTAAGTTTTACACCGATTACACGCAAAAACACCGCCGTTACCGTTTTGAAGAAACATACGGTTACGGCTATATTCACTATGCTTTGTACGATGACAACGGCAAAGAGATTGACCTGCACACGGTTGACGCTCTTTCGTGGATTGATTCAAAGGGCGTTACATTTGACGAATCATATATGTGGGCTGTACCTGTCCTTTACGGCAAATCGTGCCACAAGGGCAGAGGTGCAGGCATTATCGGCATAAAAACAGACGCTTTCGACAGCCTTGATGAAGTGTGGTCACAGTGGATGGACGCACTCAGAGCCTGCCGAACAAAGCAGTATGTGCCTAATTGCCTTGTTCCGAGAAATCCCGAAACCTGTCAACCAATATCGCCAAATCCGTTTGACAACCGATTTATCACCGTGGGCAACGATATGTCTGAAAACGGCAACGGCAACAGGATTTACACCGAAAGTCCGCAGATTCAGCACGAAAGCTATTTGAGTTCATACATTACTGCTCTCGACCTCTGCTTACAGGGCATTATATCGCCGTCAACTCTCGGCATTGATACGAAGAAGCTTGATAATGCAGACGCTCAGCGTGAAAAGGAAAAGACAACCCTTTACACAAGGCAGAACCTTGTGAAAATTACGCAGAACGCACTTCAAAGCCTTGTTGCAGTTGTACTCAATGCAGACGGTGAACTTAACGGCAAGGGTATTGTTGAGGGCTTGGAAGTATCCGTAAACTTCGGCGAATATGCAAATCCGAGCTTTGAAAGTCAGGTTGAAACCGTGTCAAAAGCAAGACAGGGCGGTTTGATGTCAGTTGAAACCTCGGTTGACGAGCTTTACGGCGACAGCAAGTCGGAGGATTGGAAAGCCGAAGAAGTGCAGAGAATTAAAGAGGAACAGGGTATTGCAGGCGAGGAAGAAACTTCTCCATTTGATGATGTTGACCTTACCGACACGGGCAATGAACCCGATAAACCCGAAGATATCGCAAATCAGGACGATGACAGCAAATAAGTAAGCAATGAGTGATTACAACATTAAAGAGGCTTTTGAGAGAATTGAAAACGAGCTTATCGACAGCATGATGCGCAATTTCAGCCGTCACAGAGCCGAAGAAGATAAAAATAATTTTTGTTGGACACAATGGCAGGCTGAACAGCTCAAAAGTCTTGAAGAGTACCGTAAGCACAACGCAAAGAAATTCGGCAAGCGTTTCAAAACCATTAACAGCAAGGTTGAAGAGATGATTCGCACCGCCAAAGCTGACGGAAATGCAAGTCAGGAGGCAGAAATTCTTGAAGCTGTCAAGGACGGTTTCAAAGCCCCGAAAAAGCCGTCAGCACACAGCACAGCCGAGTTTTTTAAGGTGAATGACCGTAAACTTGACGCACTCATAAAATCGACCACAGACGATTTAAAGAGGGCAGAAACGGCAGTTTTGCGTATGAGCAACGACAAGTACCGCAAGGCGATTTTTAACGCACAGGTTGCAATGAACACGGGTGCGGTTACATACGAAAAAGCCGTTGATATGGCTTGTAAAGATATGCTCAACGCAGGTCTTAATTGTGTGGAATACAAGAACGGTGCAAGGCATACGCTCTCGGATTATGCGGACATGGCGGTTAAAACAGCCAACAAAAGAGCCTATCTGCGTGGTGAGGGCGAAAAGCGAGCCGAATGGGGAGTATCCCTCGTTGTTGTGAACTCAAGACAGGGCGGTTGCCCCGATTGTGCAAAATATATCGGCAAGGTGTTTATTGACGATGTGTATTCAAACGGCAAAAAGTCAGACGGAAACTATCCGCTCCTCTCAACCGCAATCAAGAACGGTTTGTTTCATCCGAGATGTAAGGACAGCACAAGTACGTATTATCCCGAACTTGATGATTTGGACGCACCGTTGTCTGAAGATGAAATCAAAGAGCTTGACCGTCAGCGAGGAATTGAGGAAAAACAGCAGTATGCACAGCGACAGGCAGAACGCTTTGACCGCCGTGCCGAATACAGTCTTGACGAGGACAATAAACGCATTGCCCAAACCCGAGCCGATGAGTGGCACGATAGGGCTGATATGCTTGAAGAAAAGGCGAAAAAAGCAGAGAGTGTTAATAAAATCACCGCTGAATCTGTTGCAAAATCCGCTGAAAGTGGTATAATTAATAAAAAGACGACTACTGTTGATGCAAATAATATTTCAATTATTGCAAACTCCAGTCCGACTATTCAAGATACAGAAGAATTTCTTGATTTGTTGAATAATAATTCAAACGACAATATCAAAAGAGCCTATAAAAATTATTCTTCTCAACTGAACAGTGTAAAATACAATCCGTCTGGAGGTTGTTATCGTTCTGACTTAAAAGAAATAAGTTATGGATATCCCGATAAAAACCAACTAGCTGACGGTAGAAGTAAATTCAGCATATTATCTCACGAATACGGGCATTTTATTGATTATGTGGGTGTATTTAAAAACCTTAATTTTAGAGAAATTGACGCTATAAAACAAAGTGTAAAATTATCTAATAATTTGATAAAAAATAAAGCCAGTATAAGTGATGAATTTCTAAAAGCATTGCGAAAAGATAAAAGTGCTTTAAGCACAAAAATCTTTGATAGTACCTTTATGGATGATTTATTTAGTTCATCTGCCAGTGCAGGAGTTCAAGATGCAATATGCGGAATGTTTGGCACTAAACGCACAAAAATGAAATGGCAACATAAAGATAGCAATTATAACCGCATATATTCTTCTTTTAAACAATTAAAAATAGAAAAAGATGTACAAAAAGTATACATAAACTTAGGTTATGATGCAAGTAATCAAGCAAAAGTAAAGTCTATTGTAAGAGATTATGAAACAGCATCCGAAACGTGGGCTAATATAATGAGCGCAGAAACCTGCGGAGGCTCGGAGCTTGAATATGTAAAAAAATATCTTCCCAATAGTTATAGTAGCTTTTTGAATATTATGAAGGAGTTGAAATAGTATGAGTGTACACGAAAATCTTGAATATCAGAACAGTACCGAAAATGCCATAAAAAAATATGAAAGAGTTTTCGGTGAAGGCTCTTTTCCTGATTTCTATTTTGAATATGAATTTGACAGAGCAACATTTGAAAACAAAATTGTTGAAGCCATAAACAAGTGTTTGGAAAACGATAAAGATGTTTATGAAATGAAAATAGTTCCATTAACTGCACTTGAAACCAGCTACTAATTAAAAAAACCGCTCCCACAGAGTGAGGGCGGTATTTTTATACCCATTTTTAGGAGGTGAGAATATGAAAATCAGAGTAACAACAGCATTTAATGACAGGCAGAACGGTTATGTAACCCGACCTGTGAATGAAGTTTTTGAATGCTCCGAGCAGAGAGCAAAGGAACTCATTGACGGCGGTTTTGCAGAAGAGGTCAAGCCTGACGCTCCCAAAAAGCCGAGAGCCAAAGCAGTTAAAACAGAAAAAGCAGATTAAGCACTTTACGAATATGTAAGGTGCTTTTTTATTGTCCGAAGACATTAAACTACGGGAGACACCGAGCAAAACTGAAACAGAGAGACACTCTATAAACTGATTACGGGAGACACCCGAAAAACTGAAAGGATATGAAAAAAAATGGCAGAACCAAATCCAACACCAACCCCCAATGAACCGACACCTGCACCGCAGGGAACTCCACAGGGAAACACTCCTGCCTTTGATTATGACAAGCTTGCAAGCCTTATTACAGGTAAACAGAGCGTGACAGAGGACACCGTTTTGAAGTCATATTTTAAGGAGCAGGGATTGTCAGCCGATGAGATGAAAGAGGCTATCGGTGCTTTTAAAAAGCAGAAAGCCAAGAACACTCCCGACTTTGCAAAAATGCAGTCGGAAGTTGAATCCGCAAACAAAGCAAAGCTCACGGCAGAAGTCAATCAGTCGGCAACCCTCGAAGCCGTAAAACAGGGCGTTGACATTGCAACCGTTCCGTATGTGCTTAAAATTGCAGACTTTTCAAAGGCTGTGACAGACGGCAAGGTCAATGCGGAAAAGCTGACAGAGGCTGTTAAAAAGGTGCTTGACGATATTCCCGCACTCAAGGGCAAACCTGCCGAGAACGGCACAGGAGTTAAGAAAATCGGCGGTGACGGTAACGGTACATCAGACGGTACTAAGCCAAATTCAAGCGTTCCGACAAAGAAATGGAACAGATTTAATATTTAAGAAAGGATAATTTAACTATGGCAAACACAAATAACTATGCAGAGCAGTTCAGCCCGGATTTGCTCGAAATTCTTATGCAGGGCACACTTACTTCACCATTCATCACTTCAAATGTAAAGTGGGTGGGTGCAAGAACATTCCACTTCACACAGATGAGTACATCAGGCTTTAAGAACCACAATCGCAACGGCGGTTGGAACAAGGGCAAATATGTTCAGACCGATGTTCCGTTCACCTGCGAACACGACAGAGATATTGAGTTTCTCGTTGACAAGGCAGATGTTGATGAAACTAACGCAACCGCAAAGGTTGAGAATATTTCAAAGGTGTTTGAGCAGACACAGGTTGCTCCCGAAACAGACGCACTTTTCTTCTCAAAGGTTGCAGCAAAGGCTCAGGCAACAGACGGCTACCATTCTTCAACAAAGACATCGGAGTGGACTAAGGAGAACGCTTATTCAAAGCTCAAAACAATTCTTTCTGCCGGCAAGCTCCGCAGATACAAGGCAAGAGGCACACTTGTTGCCTATGTGACATCTCACATTATGGACTGCCTTGAACAGTCAACAGAGTTCACTCGTAAGATTGAGCTTACACAGATTGCAGAGGGCGGTATCGGCATTGAAACAAGAGTGACCGAGATTGACGGTTGCCCTATCATCGAGGTTATTGACGATGAGCGTTTCTACGATAACTTCAACTTTAACCCCGATGACGGCGGTTTTGAGCCTGCAACAGGCGCTCACAAAATCAATGTTCTTGTTGCTTGCGGTGAAACCTGCAAGACTGTTCCGAAGATTTCAAGCATTTACTTCTTTGCTCCCGGCTCACACACAGAGGGTGACGGCTGGCTCTATCAGAACCGTTCACTTTCCGACACATTCGTATTCCCGAACGGCAAGGACGGCAAAATTGACAGCATTTATGCCGATGTTGACACAACGGCGGTTGCGTAATGTATGCCGATTACATTGAACATCAGGGCGGAGATGAAAACAGTATTATCTCTGCCGAACACATTGATGTTCTGACTTTTAACCGCATTGATTTTGAAAAACTTTCGGAAATGCAGAAGAGAATCATCGGCAGAGTGCATAGCAGACTTACTGCTTTTGAAGAAGAAAATGCCGATATGATTTCTTCCTATCTGAAAAGCTATTCAATCAACGGCACATCAATGGAATTTGGCGCAAGCTGGAACTTAATGTGTATCAGCGGAGTGGCAATTCCTGCCGACCTCTATGCGTTGTTAAAATCAACAGGACTTTGTTATCCTGCAATCTGAAAGGTGCGTGAAAACCGTGAAATTTCCGTCACTTGTAAAAAAGCAGTTCTGCAAAACTCCTGTCGAGGTCACAATCTACGGTGAGGGAATAACCGAGGACGGCTCTCCTGTTATCGCATTTGAGTGCAAAAACCTGTATCCCTCCGAAAATCTTTATCCGTCAAATATATTATGCGGAGGCAACGCTGTGTGCAATGTGCAGTCAAAGGCAAAGACGGTCTATACCAAAGAGCAGAAAATTGTTCAGGTGTCGGCTGTCTTGCTTTTTGACGGCGACATTGCTCCCGACAGCCCCACTTTAAGCGGTGGCTTTGTAATCCTTGACGGCGTAAAACGAAACATCGTACAGGGTACAAAACACCGCAACCCCGACGGCAAAGTTAATTTTACGGAATTGGATGTGATTTAATGGGATTTTCGGTATCATCAAAAATCAAACTCAATATGCCTGTTGTAAAACAGCTTGATAGGGCAAAGCAACAGGCTCTTGAACAGACAGGTGACGCACTTCTTACACGGGTGAAAAACAAGCAGGTAATGCCGTTTGATACAAGCATACTTCAAGACGATAGTACCGCTGTTGATTATTCACAAAGTGCAAAGGGGATAGTTAAAATTGTGTCAGATACTCCGTATGCAAGACGGTTGTATTTTCATCCCGAGTATAATTTCAGCCGTAAGGAAAACATTGCCGCCGGCGGTAAATGGTTCTCACCGTGGCTTGAGGGCGGTACACGGCAGAATTTTTGCAGTCAAACATTCACTAAAATATATAGGAGAAATACAGGACTTTGATTTACTTATCGGACATCAGAGATTGGCTCAAAAGCGTTACCTCAGCCGAGCATTATTACATCGGCAAGCTTGACAACAAGCAGGACAGGTCCATCGGTGTGTATTCATTAAAGCAGTCGGGAACACCCACAAGGGCAATCGGCGGTGAAAGCACCTACGATACAATAAGCGTGTCTTTGCTTATCCATTACACCGACAACGCAAGAGAAACCGAGGAGTTTGCACGCAGACTTTACGAAACGCTTTACGGCATTAAAAAAGTTGAAATTAAGGAACACAAAATCTATATAATCGAACTGCTCACGGAAGAACCCGTTGATGTGGGAACAGACGACAAGGGTGTGTATGAGCAGGTCATTGAAGTTAAATTTTATTACGAAAGGAAGTAATTTTATGGCAAAAGTTGAATCGGGAGTATTCCCGTGCTATGAAAATCAGTTTGCGGTTGGCAAGGCAGGAACAGAATCCGCCACGACAAATATTGCTAACTGCGAAGAATTTTCTGTTGCATTTGACAACGGTGTCGAGGAATGGACAGCCTTTGAAAACGAGGGCTGGAAGTCAAGGCTTATGACAGCAAAGTCAATCACAATTTCGGTAAAGGGCAAGCGTACAATCGGTGACGCAGGCAATGACCAGATTGCCGCCCTTGCATTTGAAAACGGCAGAAAGACAGAAGTTTCGTTTATGTGGACCTTCCCCAACGGTGCAACCGTCCTCTTTAAAAATGCAGTTGTATCCGTTACATCAAACGGTGCAGGCGCAAGTACGGGTGTTGCTCCGCTTGAATTTGAAGTTATGTCAAACGGCAAACCCGTATATACAGCAGCCGCTTAAAAAACGAAAGGAATGAACGATTATGTCAAAGTTAATTGATATTACAGACAAACTTAATTTTGAGGAAAAGCCGAGTGTCAGAGTTAAAAATGTTGACCTTGCAATCAACAATGACGCAGTTTCAATGCTCAAAGTTGCGGCACTTTTTGAGGACGGCAACGGTAAAAGTAAAGATGTTATCGAAATGTATCATCTTCTTTTTGATGAATCCGAGAGAGAAAAGATTGAAAAGTTAAAGCTGAATATGCACGATTTTAACGTCCTTATCAGCGAATCTGCCAAAATTGCAACAGGCGATTTGACTGACGAGGGGGAAGCTCAGACCCCGGCTACGACCTGATTGATGACTTTGATTTAATCGTGTCGAGCTTTCGCTCGGAGTACGGGGTCAGCATTTATTCAAAGGATTTTGCTAAAATGAGTTGGAATGAGTTCTGCTCACTTCTGCAAGGCTTAGGACCCGAAACACCGCTTGCAAGAACGGTTCAAATTCGCCTTGAAACCGACAAAGAGGTCTTGAAAAACTTTACTTCGTCACAGCATAAAATCCGCAACAAGTGGCGGTCAAGGAATATAAAGCACTATTCAGACGAAGATATGAACACCGTTCTTGCAGAATTTCAAAACTTCTTCGCTAATCTGTAAATTTGTACATAATTTTCGCTGTATCTACAAAATTCTTGACAATGTTAATATATAGTGATAAAATGTAACATACACTAACAAATTTATTAAGGAGAGTGTATGTTTATGAAATGTCCACATTGCGGAAACGAATTAAAGGACGATGCAAAATTTTGCGACAAGTGCGGTGCAGGCTTTGGCGGAAACGATTCAACCTCGGCAACCGTAAATCCTGTAAATGCGAAGAAGAAAATTTACAAGCGTTGGTATTTTTGGGTTATTATCGTTGTTGCTATTATGATTGTTGGCGGTGTAAACGGTGCAATTAACGGTAACAGCGGTTCAAACAAATCAAAGCAGGAAACTACTGTTGCAAATCAGAGTTCAGAAAAAACAACTGAAAAAGCGACAGAAGCACCGACCACAAAAGAAGTTGCAACAGAAAAGCCTACTAAAGACCCGAAGAAGGTTGAAAAAGAATTTAAAGACGGTTGCAAAACAGTCGACTTTAAAACTCTTTCAAGAAACCCTGACAAGTACAAAGGTAATGACTACAAGTTTGAAGGTCAGATTATTCAGGTTCAGGAAGGCTGGGGCGATTCGGTTGACCTGAGAATCAATATAACCAAAGAAGAAAATGAGTATCTTGATGAACCATTGTGGACTGATACAATCTACGCAACTGTAGAAATTCCTGACGGTGCGGACAAACTCCTTGAAGATGATGTAATCACATTCTGGGGAACTTGTGACGGCGACTATACATATGAAACCGTAATGGGCAACAATGTGTCACTTCCGAAAATCGACATCAAATACTACGAACTCAACAACTAAAACAAAAAGCCACTCCAAATGGGGTGGCTGTTCTTTTGCAAAATTTTATTAGCGTACATCATAACGGTGTGCGCTGTTTTTATGCCTGTTTTTAAAGAATCTAAAATGAAAGGAAGTGGTGAATATGGCGACAAAGGCGGGTGAAATTGAGCTTGATGTCAGGCTTACGGGTGATGATATTTCAAAAACATTGCATAAGATTTCCGATTCAATTACAAAAAAGTTTGATTCGGCATTTTCAAGTCTTTCAAAAGATTTTGAAAATGTAAGCACGGATATGAAACAGTCCTTTTCAAAGGTTTCGGAGGGCGTTTCTCAGAAAACCGAGAAAGAATTTTCAAATATCAAAGGCAGCGGTGAGCAGTTAAGCAATTCGGTTTCATCTTCGTTTAAGAAAATCGGTACAGCTGTGGTTGCCGCCTTTTCCGTTGCCAAAATCAAGGAGTTCGGTCAGCAGTGCATTGAATCGGCTGCGGAAGTCAATGCGGCAAATTCGCAGTTTGAGCAGACATTCGGTACAATGCAGTCGCAGGCAGAATCAGCCATTCAGAGCGTTGCCGATCAAAGCGGTATTCTTGAAACCCGATTGCAGGGCGTCGGCACAAGCATTTATGCCTTTGCAAAAACTACTGGAATGGACAGTTCAAGTGCTTTGGGTATGATGCAGGAGGCTTTGCAGGTAACAGCCGACAGTGCCGCATATTATGACCGTTCGCTTGAAGACACCGCAGAAAGCCTGAAATCGTTTCTCAAAGGCAACTTTGAAAATGATGCCGCACTCGGTTTGTCCTGTACTGAAACCACACGAAATGCGGCGGCTAATAAGCTGTATGGCAAGTCATTTACGGATTTGTCGGAATCGCAGAAACAGCTCACGCTTTTGCAAATGGTCAAGGACGCTAATCAGCTTTCGGGTGCTATGGGACAGGCAAGCCGTGAAGCAGACGGTTGGGAGAATGTAACAGGCAACCTCAGAGAAAGTTGGAAACAGCTCCTTGCCGTAGTCGGTCAGCCTATTCTTCAGGTGGCAACTCAGGTTGTAAAGCGGTTGAGTTCCGCACTTGCGACTTTAACGGAATATGCCAAAGGCGCGGTTGGATCGCTTTCAAAGGTATTCGGCTGGGATACAGGCAACAACACCGCAAGCAATATCAAATCTGCGTCCGATTCTGCCAAAAGCCTTACGGATACGGCAGATGACAGTTCAAAGTCACTTGATAATGTTCAGAAAAGTTCCGAAAAAGCAAAGAGAAGTGTTGCGGGCTTTGATAAGCTGAATGTGCTTTCAAGTACCGATAGTTCTTCAAAGTCAGATACATCTTCATCAAAAAGCTCATCAGGCGGTTCATCGGGCGGAGCTGTTGCAAAGAATGTTGTCAAGGACACAAGCAAAAACCTTTCGGGGGCATTCAAAAATCTATACGAAAAAAGCGGATTCAAAGGCTTTGTCGAGAATGTACAGAAAGGTATTAACAAGGTTGACTGGTCAGCTATAGGCAAGAACTGCAAGACCGTTTTTGATAATGCTGTTCCCATAGTTCAAAAGGCATTCGGCACAATGCAAAAGGTCGGTTCTGCAAAACTCGGGGCAATCGGCTCTGCATTCGGAGCGGTTGCGACAATCGGCGGAAAGTCGTTTCAGACCATTTCAGGCGGTGTTGCTAAGTGGATTTCAAAAGACAGGGAAAAGATTATCGGCTTTATAGACACCATAGGCAACAATCTTACAAACGGCTATAACAATCTTTCAATCTTTTTTGATAATTTCGGTACACTTGCAGGCAATGCAATTGACAATGTTCGCCCTCAAATGGAAGAATCAATTTCCAATCTTTTAAGCGGTCTTACAACCTTTGCGGGTTCAGTCGGCGAAGTTGTTTCGGGTGCGTTTTCAATCGCAACCGAAAGCCTTGTTGAATGGACTGAAAATGACGGTGCAACAATCACAGAATTTCTTGAAAATTTACAATTGCAGTTTGCAGATGTGTTTGACTTTATCGGTCAGATTTTCGGAGATATCGGAATAATTATCAGTAATTGGTGGAACGGCAACGGACAGCAGATTTTTCAGAATATCTGCAATATGTTTACCAACATCGGCACAACCCTGATGAATGTTTACAATCAATGGATTAAGCCTGCGTGGGATTTTATCGTAGCAATCGTAAAATCAGCTTGGGAAAACTGGCTGAAGCCTGTTTTTGAAGGCGCAATAAACTTCTTCGGCAAGGTTGCAGACTGTGTTTCAACCGTGTGGAATAACTTCCTGTCACCGTTTGTAAACTGGCTTGTCAGTTTTTGGGGACCTATATTTCAGAATGTTTTCAATGCCGTAAAAAGGGTGTTTGATAATGTGTTTACATTTATCGGTGGGTTGATTACCTCTATACAGAAAACATTCGGCGGTCTTATTGACTTCATTACAGGTGTTTTCTCAGGCGATTGGAAAAAAGCATGGCAGGGTATCTACGACTTCTTCAAAGGTATTTGGGACGGCATTTGTGCCGTGTTTAAGTTTATTATAAACGCTATCATTGACGGCATAAATGCGTTGTGGACAGGTATTTATAATTTCGTTTCTGGCGTTGTTAATTCAATCGGCGGAATAGCCGGTATTATCGGAGCGGCTTTTGGACAGGATTGGAGTTTTTCAATGCCTGAAAATCCGCCTCTCATTCCGAGATTTGAAGAACCCACGGAATCACCGGCACGAAAATTTGCAAAAGGCGGTATTGTTAAAGCTCCGACACTTGCGGTTGTCGGCGATAACGCAGGTGCTAACAGCGGTAACCCTGAGGTTATTTCTCCTCTTAACAAGTTACAGGGTATGCTCGACAATTCGGGCGGTCAGGATACAGTGATTCTCACACAAATTCTTGACCTGCTTAAACGCATTTATGAAATGTTCATTATCTTTCGCAATAACGGTGGCAACACTTATTCGTTTACTGCCGAGCTTGAGGGTTCAACGCTTTTTGAAGAAATGATAAGACAGGATGAGCTTTACAGACGCAGACACAACGGTAAATCCGCATTTGCATAAAGGGGGGATGATATGTCAAATTATAACGGCTATTTGCTTAAATTCGGCAACAACATAATGCCGAATAAGTACATTACCGCATTTTCATCAACTCCGAATCAGCGACTTGAAACTTCTGCGGAACGAGATCAGAACGGTACGCTTCAAAGGGCAACGCTGCCAAATTACAAAACAAAAATTTCGTTTTCAACTCACATTCTTCATCTTGACGAAAAGATTGATTTTCAGTCGATTATCAACCTCTCAATGGCGAATAAGTTACAGAGGAAGTGCAGGGTAACTTATTGGAACGATGAAACGAACAGCTATTACACCTCTTATTTTTATATTCCTGATATTGAATATACCGTAATGAATGCCGAAAAGAATGATATAACCTATCAGCCGATTACTGTTGAGCTGATTGAGTATTAAGGGGTGATTCTTAAAAATGCTTGTATCTAAAGAAATTGCTGATAAGCTGAAAACAAACACACTTTACAACACCGTTGCCCTGCATTCCCCCGACGGCAGTTTTGAGGATATAACAGGTGAAAGTATCGTGCTTGACAGCTTTTCGCTTGAAAATGAAATTGTTGAAAAAGAATTGAAATTCGGCGGTTGCATAGCCTCTGAAATGAGCGTGAAACTCATTGATTATGATTGCTCGGCTTTGATAGGAAAGACAGTACAGGTCATCATAACGGCAACATATCTTGAATCAGAGTTGTATCCGTCAGATGATTTGTACCCGTCAAATACTCTTATTTGTCCTGCCGAAACAGGAACGGTTGAATGTCCTGTTTTCTACGGTAAAATTCAGTCGGCTCAAAGAGATAAAAAACAGCGTAACATCGTCAAAATCACAGCCTATGACGCTTTTTATGATATGTCAAAGGTGGATATGTCTTTGTGGTTTGCAGGCAAAGAGAACGAGGACGGCAGTTTTGCTTATGGTTATGCGCACTATCAAAAAGACGATAATTTTAAGAGCTTTTATTCAATAATCGCAGAATTTGCCAAAGATTATGCAATTACAGGGGTTTCACCGCCGAGCTTATCTGTCTTTAGTGTACCACTGAAATTTGATGATACCTGCGTGGAAAAGGTTATAAAGGACATTACCTTGTCAGGTTTAATCCAAGCTTATGCAGAATTAACTTTGAGCTTTGCCGTTATAGATGCCGACGGAAAAATGCGTTTTAAAAGGCTGTATTCTCAATCTTCCGTTGAAACAATCGATTCGTACAAAGATTTATCCTTTGAAGATTACGAACTTGAGCCTATCCGTATGTACAGTGCTAAATTTGCTGATAAAAAAGCGTTTTTGTATGGCAACAGTAACGATTTTTCGTGGTATGTTTCCGATAACATTTTGATGAGGTGCAGAACAACAGCAAGTGATATCGGCACAAAATATAATTCTGTTAATTTTTTTGGTGATGTATATAAATACCGCCCGACAAAAATTAAGCTGTTTTCGTATTGGTGGCTTGAGGCAGGCGATAAGTACACAATTAAAACTCCGTTTGAAGATTTGCCGACAATCGAAACATTTGTGTTCAATAAGAAAATGGACGGATTTATAACTGCCCTCACATCAAAGGGCGAAAAACGATTAGGAAAGGAAGTAAAAGAAAATGAACAAATACAATAAAATTGTCTTTGTGAACGGCTCTGCTCCGCCCCTCAATGCCGACAACCTCAACCATATGGACGAGGGGATTGAACGGGCAACAGACGGAGCAATTGCACTTGAATCCGAAATAGCCACGGCAAGAGGCGGTTCTAATTCGCTCGGAGCAAGGCTTGATACAGTCGACACAAATCTTGCAAACAAAGCTAATAAAGCGACAACACTCGCAGGGTACGGAATTACGGACGCATATACACGAGAAGAAACAGATAAAAAACTTGCCCGAAAGCTCAATTCAATGCCGTTCGACAGCGAACCAAAAAATAACAGCCCGTGTTATCTCACAAGCGGAGCAATTTACAACGCTCTGCTTGTGAAAGCAGATAAAACCGCCTTGGCGACTAAATACGATTCGTCAAATATCGAACTCGGCACAGCTACTCTTACTCCGTACTCTACTCAGATTGATAAAATAAAATCTGCAACTTGCCTTTATGAAAGAATTGGCGATATCGTTATTGTAAATGTCACCGTCATTATGAACGCAACAACTTTAGGCGGAACATCTACAATAGCTTTGCTCAATATGCCTTTCTCAAACAAATCGGATGTGATTGTTCATGATATCGGCATAAGCAAAAACGGCGGAATGTTCAGAGGAAGTGTAAAT